GGAGAAGCATAAGGTGATAAAGCAGCAATAGACGGCTGTGCTGGATTAAGCTTTTCAGCTATCCATTCTCTGAAACCCATTTTATTATCTGCCATTTTTTGTCCTTTGTATATCTAACCAGTTTTTTATTTTAGGCGCTAAATGGTTAGAGTAAGTCTGTCCGTATAGTGAGTGTAACTGCTTATGGTGAGTAGAACATAATGTAAATAAATTTTTATGACTCAAATCATCTTCACAATCTTTTGCAAAAATAACTCTCAATTCTTTAATTTTTTCAACATTATCTACATCTTTTATGCTGTTCTTATCGCACCATTTACCGAACAACTCACTTACACTGTATAAATGATGTAACTCTAATTTAGTTTTACTACTACAGATATAGCAATCTTCTCTAGTTTTATAATCTTTCTTAATATAGTCTCTTATGTACTTAATAGGAAATCTTTTTAAATTGCTCAACTACGTTCCACCTCATATTATAATGCTCTGTATCTGTATTCAATCCTACATCGTCTTCTGGTAAGTTTAACACTTTACCACCAACTGTGTCAAGATATTTTAAATTTAAATACTTTTTAAGTAAATAGGATATAATTATATCATCGCCTCTTTTAGGGTATCCTATTTTATCTATATCTTTTTTTAATAAATCTAATGCAGACTGTTTAATTAAAGTTATAGCACCTACTATAAAATCTACTTTAGAATCCTCATTCCAGTGATCAGTTAATTCTTCATATGAATTAGAAGATGATACTCCTGACTTTCCATAGACACCTACTATCGGTAACTGTTTATTATACATTTTTTTAACTAGACTAGGATGAGGCATTAAATCATCATCTACAATTAATTTGTAAGGTTCATCATAATCAAAACAACGAACCCATCTTTCCATACATAACCAGTTTTTTTCATTATTTATGACATCTATTCCGTTACCTAAATAAGGAAAAGGATCATCAGGATTATTATTTACTACAGTTACAGGCATTAGAGTTTTGTAAGTTGTAGCTATATTAAGTACATTGTCTGGTCTTTTATAGTTTAGTATTATTAATCGTATATCAGCCATATATAGATACACCACTCATTTTAGAGTGCGTATATATAGCATACCTAACAGAATCACTTGGATGAGAAGTCCAATCATGTATTGGTTTAGGATTTTCTGTATTAGGATTCCATCTATAAGAGGTCATAGCAGAATAAGTATGTTTTCCTCCCATAGTATCAAAGTATAAATTATCATTTTCTATTAGAGATTGTAAGTAAGATATACCATCATTAACTGATTTAATTGCATTCTCACAATATATATCATAGTCATAGGCAAAATCTGCTTTCACTTGCTGAGCTGCGGAGTCTATGTATATAGTTTCTATATTCCACCTATCTATTTGTTCTTGTATTGCAGAAGCTAGTTCAGAAGTAGTAGACTCTTTAGATATATACTCATCAAGAATATAGTAAGAGTGACCGTCGTAGCCTATAACAACAAATACATTCTCATCTCTATACCCAACATCGAGTCCTGCAATAATCTCGATGTACCTATTATCTGCATAATCATCAACATGTTTTGTTTCATCTAAATACTCATATATTTGTGCTTCTGTAGTAGTCCACTCACATTCATATTCTTGGGCAAATAATGCTCTTGTAGAAGTTCTTTTAGCTTCCATAACATCTTTTTCAGATAGTAAAGGATTAGCTCTCCAAGTATGTATAGAAGAACCCCATTCTTCAAATTCATCATCTTTTCCTCTCATAAAGTAGTTGTATAGATAATTACCTTTACCGCGCGGAGTAGAAATCCACAAGCATCTAGAATCTTTAAAAGTAGATAGTGCGGGACGTAGATCACGAGTAAAATACTCATCATGAGGAATAATTGCAGCCTCATCTACTATTAGTAGATTAGCTGCACGACCAACTAAGGAGTCTCTGTTATTAGCAGATAGTAATCTAAAAATAGATCCATTTACAAGTTTAACTACTTTATCTTTTTGATTAAACTTATCAACTTCTAACTCCATACTTTTAATTAAGTCAGTAACATAGTCCCATATAATAGAAGATAGTGAAAAGTTAGGTGCAACTACCATAACTTGCTGTCTAGGTTCTAGTAACTTAGCAAACGCAATTATAGCAGCAGAATAAGATTTACCAGTACGACGAGCAGCCACATGCACAAAAAATCTATTTTCTTCTAATCCTGCTAACATAGCTCTTTGAGATTCGTTAAAGGACACATTCTGTGGTAACTTACTACATAGTTTATCTACATTAATTTTAAAAAATTTATCATTCATTTAGGTAACATATTATATAATACAGAAAAAAGAGTTACTAAACCTGCTACAACACCACCAGCCCACAATAATGTGTGTAAAGATGTCTTACCTTGATTAGCTAATTTAGATACTTCATTTAATTTTCCATGAATAACTTTTAGTTCTTGAGATATAGAAGCCATGTTCTCCATAATAATCTTATGTCGAACTTCACATACCGCCTCATGTGAGTAGATATTAGCTTTATTAGTCTGAGAACGTTCGTGTAGAATATCTAATTCTGCTTGCACTTGATCTAACTCTCTTATATTATCTGACATAATTACTCCGCATAATACTGCTATACTTTTTACTTATAGATAAAAGGATCTTCTTGTCTCGCTTTTTTAAGCCTTTTTCTATATGCTATTTCCATTTTAATATTTTTTATTATAGTCTTTAACCAATTCATTTTTTAAAACCACCATATATAAAGCCACTTTTAAATTCAAATGACTCTAAAGATTCTCTTGTAGAGTCATAAGTTTTATCTGTACTAATATTTGTAAATACTAATTTTGTATTTGTATCTTTAGCAACTTGTTTATATACATCTAATGTAGTACTTTGCTCAAAAGGATTATCAAATTGATCTCTAAACCAGCTTTCTCTTTGTTTACTTTTCATATGCGGTGTCATTTTTTTAAACAACTTTTTTTGTTTCTCTTTAGAATATTTACTAAAAAAATCAAACATTGCGTGTCTACTATTAGTATGATATAGACCTATAAATGTATAATTATTAGATATATTAATAGTTTTACACATTAAGTCGTATATACTATATCCAGGTATATGATGTAATACACCAATACTAGCTACTACATCTACTTTCTCATTGTATGTTGTTAAGTCTTGTATTTTCCAATTAATTTTTTGTGATCGCAGTTTAGATTCATTAATTGCTGTTTCAGATATATCTATTCCTGTAACAGCTATATTAGCATATTTATTTTTTACTCTATTACACAACCATCCAGTACCGCAACCTAGTTCTGTAAAAGATTCGGCACTATCTAAGTGTAAGCAAAGAGAAGGCCAAGGTATATTAGTATTATTATCAATACCTATATTAAAAGGCATATAATTGTAAAACGACTGTACTATAGTTGAAAGCATTTTATTTATTTTGTTGTATATTATAGTTTATTAGCTGTATTCTATCTTTACCATAATAAAATTCAGCAGTAGTAGGTATCTCAAATCGGTCATCATTTATAGTAGTAAAGAATCTCATTCTTCCTTCTGCAAATACATCATCTTCTATAACATTTTTAATTGTCTTAAATAGTAGTTGTCCTGGTAATCTATATTTAACTTTATATGTTAACATGCTTCCCTCCGTTAACTGTTTATATTTTAATTATATAGTTAACGACACTAGTTGGCAAGGTAGTTGTTAAAGCAGGAATAGATAATGCTGGTATTGTGTGCGTGTGCGCAGCATTAACGTTATCGGTCAAAGCAGTACCAGTTGCAGAGTCTTTCGCTGATGTAGCAAAAGTTCCTGTTGAATTTGTTCTACCAGCGGTTGTAGAGCCTGTAGTACCAGTTCCTGTTACGCCAGTAGCGTTAGTAATTACACTGGAAGCAGCTGCAGAACCTGTTTCTGCACCTAATGTAGAGTTATTAGAACCTTTACCCATGGGAACTCTATCACGTAAGTCAGGAAGACCAAAAGTACTTGATCCGTTACCTGCACCGTATAGTACTCCTATAGCTGCAAATAATCGTGCATAAGTTGATCTACTTATATCGGCACCTGCACAGAGTAACCAACCTGCATCAGGAGCTGCTGCTCCACCGAACGCTATTATTGAGCCTGAAGGAATAATTTCAAATCCACCTGCAGTAGATCCATCGTGTACTATCAACCCTTCGGTTGCAGTATCATATGAGAGTTCGCCAGCAGCACCTGTAAATGCATTGTTCTGTGCGGTAGTACCTCTCCTAAGTTGTAGTGCTGTAGCCATTTATCGCTCCTTATGTATTTGCACAATCAAGTGTGCCTATTTTGTCAAGGTTATACTAACCTTTTTATCATATTTATTATTTAACGTCAATATATTTTATTTATTAGAGTGCTCCAAGATCAAGACCTAATGCTTGACCA